TACAGCTTACGTTAAATCTATTACCGATACCAAAACCTTAGAAGAATTACAAAACGCTTACAAAACTGCTTATATCGTTTGCAAAATGGATAAACAAGCACTTTTAGCAATCACTATTGCAAAAGACCAAATGAAACATTTGTTTGAAACCAATAAAGATTTTATTGATGGTTATAACGAAGTACAAACAAAGGAAAAATAAAATGGAACAAGGAACTCCTGAATGGTTTAATTCTAGGCTAGGCAAAGTAACAGCTAGTCGTGTAGCGGATGTATTAGCTACAATTAAAAGTGGTGAATCAGCCAGTCGTAGAAATTATCGTATGCAATTGGTTTGCGAGCGTTTAACGGGGAAAAAAGAAGAAACCTTTACCAATGCTCACATGGAGCGTGGAATTGAGTTAGAGCCTATTGCACGTTCGTTATACGAGATGGATAGCGGATTGTTTGTTAAGGAAATTGCTTTCGTAGAACATCCAACAATTGAAATGGCTGGATGCAGTCCTGATGGACTAGTTAGTGAAGATGGTTTGATTGAAATTAAATGCCCAACAGTTGCCAATCATATTGAAACGCTAACATCAAATGCTGCACCTAGTAAATATATTGCTCAAATGCAATGGCAAATGGCTTGTACGGGTAGAAAATGGTGTGATTTTGTTAGTTTTAATGTTGAGTTGCCTGACCATTTACAATTATTTGTTAAGCGTGTTGAACGTGATGATGAATATATTGCTAATGCAGAAAAAGAAGTAATTGCATTTCTTGATGAAGTTTCTGAAACAGTAACTAAATTGGAGCAAATAAAATGAGTTCAAAACTAGAAACAGCATTTAATAAATTTCACGAAGAAAACCCAATGGTATATACATTGTATATACGATTTGCTAGAGAAGCTAAAAGCAAAGGATATAAACATTTTGGGATTGCTTCAATTACTGAGCGTGTTCGATGGGAAGTAGCAATCAATACAGTAGGTGATAAATTTAAAATTAATAATAATCATCGTGCTTTTTATGCAAGGTTGCTAAATGCAACTTCTGAATTTAAAGATTTCTTCAGAACTCGTGAACAACATTAAGGAATGAAATAATGGAATCAAACTTAATAATCAAATCACTTTATGGCATGGCAAATCCAAAACCATCAAAAGAGCATCAAAAAAAATTACAAGCTGCCATAGATTATCTTGGCAATAGATATGTTTTAGCAAATCCAATTCAAAGAAAAGGAAAATGAATAATGGCTTCAGTAAATCTTAGTATTATTATTGGCAATGTAGGAAATGACCCTACAACAAACACTTTGCCAAATGGCGATATGGTAGCAAATTTTAGTGTTGCTACCAGCGAAAATTGGAAAGATAAACAAGGACAAAAGCAAGAAAAAACACAATGGCATCGCATGGTTTGTTATCGCAAACTGGCTGAGATTGTAGAAGCGTATGTACGCAAAGGCTCTAGCGTTTATTGCGAAGGTAAAATTGAATATAGCAAATTTACCAATAAAGAAGGAATTGAAAAAGACAGTACGCAAATTGTAATTAACGAATTGCGCTTATTAGATAAAAAAGGTGAACCAACTACAGTTGTTAAAGAGCAATCTAAATCTAATGGTTATCAACCACAACATGATGACCCAATGGATTTCGAGGATTCGATTCCGTTTTAGTTTTATGGGCGAAAGCGCATTTAGTCTGACAGGTCAGACCACAATATATTGCGCTCACTTTATATTAACGTGCGTATTTCGCCCACCAATTTAGGAGTTTAAAATGTCTGAATCAGCAAAAAGAGCATGGGCTAAAAGAAAAGGAATTGATAATGAACAAACAAACTGAAGCAATACACAAAGCATTAAAAGTTTTGAATTGTTTAAACAACGACAGAGTATATGAAACTGCATGGGTAAAAGGTGCAATCAATGCCTGTGAAGAAGCACTAGAACAACAAGAGATTGGCGAAGCTGAAATTAGACAAATGCTAAATGATATTGAGTATTACCAAAAGCGTGTTGAAGCACTAGAACAACCAGCGCAAGAACCTGTGGCTTGGATGTATACAAAAAAAGGTGATTATGGATATACAGAAGATTCAGTAGAAGCAACAACTAGTGAAAATTATGCTATAAATTTAAGCATTACACCTGTAATCCCACTCTACACCCACCCTCATCAATGGCAAGGATTAACGGATGATGAGATACAAGAATTAACGCATTACGATATTAAATTTGCCCGTGCTATTGAACAATCATTGCGTGAGAAAAACACTTAACAGTTTATGGGGATGGCATAATCGGTAACGACTGCGCCTTTAAAATCTGAGGTTAAAGCATCCCCACCTTATTTGGAGATTAAAATGAAAACAGTAGCAATTGTTAAAGAAGTAAATGAAACCGAATTAATAGCAACATGGACACCACATGATACAGAAGTAAAAGTTGGTGATTGGTTATGCCTTGAAACTAAATGGCAAGGATTAACGGATGATGAGATAGAAGAAATACTTATGGGTTATGAAGGATGGGGTCGGATTGATTTTGCTCGTGCTATTGAACAAACATTAAAGGAGAAAAATTCATGTTAGCGTTTGTACCTGTTTGGATTTTAATTATGGCTATGATTTGGGAAAAAATTAAATTAGATAAAAAATCAGCCAAAGAATATGAATGTTGGCGAGATGCTAGAGAACGTCAAAATAGAAAGGAAAAATGATGAATAAGCATCAAGAATTAGAGCAGCAAATATTAAATATTTGGGAAATAGATAAAGATATTAAAACTCTTGCTGATAGTGCCGATTGGACTGCAATTGACCCTATTTTTATGGATAGGTTATTAAGTATTGCATCTGTTTATGAGATGAGAGTTGAACGGCTTTGGGGCGTATATGAAGAAGCGTTACAAGAATATAATAATATTAAAAATTTGAATGATGCACAAGATATAAATTTTAATGAACCGTCTTCATGTTTAGACTCTGCTTATGAACGTAAAGCAATGGAAGAAGGCTTGGTTAAAAATCCTGTATTTCCTGAAAATCAACTTGATGAATACCCTGACAATAAAAAGGATAGATAATGAACATTCAATTTAATTTTGATGATGAATCTGCTGTATTTGAAATATTAGATGATTTTTTTGTAGCTATGCTTAAGCGTGAATTAAAAAATCAAAAAGGTATGATTTATGAATGGAGTTCAAAAGAAGATATAAAAATAACAAAAGAAAATATCAAAGCAATTAAACAATTATTAAGTGAGTATGACGTATGAAACCTAAAAAAATATTACTTGCAGTTTTAATGGCATTACAAGAATGGAAGCGATACAATCCCCAATAATAGGGGATAGACTCCACCACTACCATAGTGGCAAGTGGCTCTTGTAAAACGCTACAAAGATAGTTACTTTGGGAAAGGCTTGGAACGCTGGTCAGAATAAACCCTATAGCGTGTTGCATTTTCTTCTGACTGGCGCAAATCGCATCTATCTTAAACTTAAAATGCGAAATTTCAAGCAATAACTAAACACATTAAAATACACATTAAAATATGTAAACCATAGTTTATATTTTGTGTTGAATCTATACTATGAGTTTAGTTTTGCGTGTAATTTTAAACTATTTATTACAGACAAATTATTTAGTGTTGAATATATTTTACATTAATTTAATTTTTCAATTTCAACATACATCCGTAAATCATCACCACTAAACTCAATCAATCCCTGGTCTGTGTAAAACGTAATAGTTTGATTGTCATAATCAACCGCAACCGTTTCAATTACGTTGCCTAGAATCTTCTCACATAGGGATTGATTAGGGTCGGTCATGTTTTGTCCTAATAGTTATAACGTTCTTTAAGAAATTTAATAGATACTGCCATTTCATCATAAGCACCATCATGAACGTCATGTAATACATAAAATCCACGCCAATGTTGGTTTCCTTGTGCGCCCAAGTAATTTTCTTCGTGTTCATAAAAACTACCCGCAATGATAGCAGTCATTTCTTTCCCATCAGCTCTACGACCATACGCAATCTGTCTGCCTTGTTGATGTCCTGCAAAACAACTCATGTGTTTTTTAGTCAACAAAGCATTGGCAGTTGTTATTGGTCTGCCCATCACGCCCGAAGTAAAATAATGAGAATAAGCTATTCCATCAATGGTAATAACTTCTAAAAATGGAATGACTTGCCAATCTTGATATGGAAGGTCATCGGTAGAAATAAGCCCGTCAAGTTTTCTATCTTCGTTAATGGCTCTGTTAATTCTGTTTTCATGATTTCCCAATGTCAAAACCATGCGAGGCTTGTATTGTTTTTCTTTATTCTTTTTGGCTTTAGCATTAAATTCAAACAATGGAGTTAAAAGCGCATCCATCGCTTCACGAACAGCCCAAATATCTTTTTGATAACTACGCCCTTCAAAAGATTTTAACCCTCTGTCATAAGTGCTTAACGATTCCATATCTGCAAAATCGCCTATGCAAATTATAGTATCGACTTTCTTTTGAACTATAAAATTTCCCAAACATCGAAGGTATGTAAAATCATTTCCTTCTTTAGCTTGAACATCAGGGATAACTAAATGTGTTATCGGTTTTTGCATAAAACCTTCCTACCAATTATATGCTGCACCTACTCCAACAAAATAATCAGTTTTACCATTGATTAGCTGGTCTATTGAACCAGTTGCTTTAATATGAATGTCTTTAATATCGACAATCCCTTGATTTGCTTGTAAACGTATAGCTCCTGTGCCGTCTTTTATGCCAGTATATAATCCAACATCACCATGACGATTTAATGACAACCAAGGCAATGGTTCATCTTTTATATAAGATGTAGTAATTCCTGTATCAGTATTTAATATTGTGGTTACAGTTTTTGGTGCTTTATCTTCTTTTGGAATAGAAATAGCTGAAATAACTTGTGCGTTATTATCATTTACAACAACTTTAGGTAGCTTTTCTTTTGCTTTAATTTTTTGACTGTTTTTATACACCTTTACGGGCTTTTTAACTTCTACTTGAACCAAAGGTTCATCTTTAACAATTGGTGCGGTTTCAGCCACTACAGCGTTCGTTTCAGCCACTTTTGGTGTATGTTTATGCAACCATTTATCAAATTCATGAATTACAACGAATGATAAAATAAAAATAACTAAAATTTCAGCCAATAATTTAATTATATCCATATTAATTTTTGTAACTACAGAAATTAATGTTGATTTAATAATGTCAAATATATTTGACAATTTACTTTTAATAATAAGATAAATAGCTTCTAATTTTACAGTTGCGATATACAAATAAGGTTTAATCTTTTGCCACATATTAATTATCCTTTAAACAAAGTTGACGTTCTGATTCTCGTCTTTTATAAATACCATAACATTTATTAGATTTAATCTTACAATCTTTTCCGCCTACAAAAGTCCAGCGTTTAAATTCATTACACGCCCCAATTAAATCGCCTTCATTTGCTTTTTTAACAATAGTGGAATTACAAAATGAATAAGAGCCTACATTGTATGCAAGGCTTACAAAAGCATCATATTGATTTTGTGTAATGCGTGACGTTACACATGATGAAACAGCTTTACCAGATTCAGAAGTGTTTTGTTTTAAATCTTCTAAGGCTTTAGTTACTGTGACATTTTGATTGGGAGTGATTGAGGCGTTACCAAATCCGTTTGTAATAACGCCTTTTGTATCTTTGTATGGAACTGGACTATAACTTTCCTGAGCTGCTAGAAAAATAAGCCCACTTGCAGATAATGATAAAAGAGCTGCTTGCCATTTATCCATTATCTTGGTCTATATCAGGTTCTTCTAACACGCTAATTTTTCCAGTTTTTAAAGCATCTGTTTCTGCATCAGTACGTTTTACTAAAAGCATATAACTTTTATGTTTGTAATACCAATTGATAAAGAAACCAAATACAGCAACAATTATGCCGATAATTACACCGATTTCATTAAGTGCAAGACCGCAAATTATGCTACCCGTTGCACCTGAATATTGAATGGCATTACCAGCTTGAGCAGCTTTATCTGTAAAATCATCGTGCTGTACCATGACTAACCTTTCTTAGATTTTGTCAGGATATCGGCTTGAACTTCTACAGCCTCTTGAGTTTCCAATGCTTGAATTTCAGCTTGGATTTCTTCTATTTTAATATCAACTTGAGGAGTAAAAGCATCAGTAGGAATTTGGTCTAAAGGCGTTACATTAGTATCAAATTCAGTATTTAATGATGGTGAAAATAAAATTGTCATGTCATAGCCCTTTAAACTTTAGTCCAAACTTCTGTTGGTAGCGTTGGAAATGTAATATTACCAGCTACAGGATAAACTGCATATTGTCTTACTGCATTACGATAAGCAGTAAAATCAGCTCCATTAGATAAATATGGATTTGATTTTGTAGGGTCTGTTACATCTGCAATTGTAGTCCAATCAGTAGCACTTAATAATGCCGATGCTGTTACTTTATTATCATTCGCAGTAGGAATGTAAGGAACTGGCGGAAAAGGATAAGAATTTGTTACATTCACCCATCCAGCAGCAATAGCTTCATTAATTAATTCTTGTTGTGTTTCAGGGTCGTAAGCATAAACCGATTCATTTGGAGCTTGATAATATACCATTTTTTTTCCTTATCTTAATTCCCACCAATAATCAATACTTGAACTACTATAAGTATTAAGATTTTGTAATGTTATTTCATAAGTAGAACCATTTGGAACTATAAAACTTGTTGTAAAAGAAGTTGAAAAAGCTGAATTTGATTCAAAATGATACATATCAGCAACTTGAGTACCATTTATAAATACATTTGCTTGACTTGCTCCATTTTGACCGCCAAGATGAATTGATATATATACAAATATTGGATTTCCAGTTGAATTTGTATATACAGTTCCAGCTACTCTACTTGAAGTTACATTAGTCCAAGTTTGTGCTGAAAGTCCTAAATTATTACTTGTATAATTTGAAGGATTAGTTGCGTTGTATGGAGTAAATCCAAGAGCTGAAGTTACATCAGTCGAATTAAGTGTAATTGCCCCTGTACGAGTGTTAAAACTTGTTACTGAAGAAGCATTGGCATAATAAATATTAGTACCATCACCCCAACAATATTGTGATGAACCTTGAGCAATTGTTACGCCAGTACCTGAAGGTGTTTTAACTGTTAAAGTAAAAGCACCTGTAGTCTGATTAGAAAAAATCCATTGGCCAACTTGTGCAGGGATATTAACTGTAGCATTAGCTGTCAATGTTCCAGTAAGTGTAATAATAGGATATGCAGATTGAAGTTGAGTTAGAGTGGCTGTATTACTTACTACAGCAACAGACTGCAACCCTTCAAATGCAAGAGAAACCCATCCAGCACCGCCAGTATCAGGATTGGTAGTATTATTTTCTGCCGAACTTACCCACAATCCATTAAATGAGCTACTTTGTAGCACAGCACCTTTAGGATAACCGCCAATAGCCGTAGAAAATGTAGAATCATAAGGAAAAAACCCACCTGCTTCTTGCCATTGTTGAATAGCAGTAATCTCATATAAAATGCCATTCATATCACCACCAAAAGGCGGAACACCGCCTGAACCAATAGGCGTAAATGTTAATGGAGGAAATCCATCAGTTAATGATGCTTTGCCGTTAGTAATACCAATTTGTGACGAAGTGGGAATACTATATTTATATGTTGAACTTGCTGAGTTAGCAAAAGGTAATGGAATCTTTGAAGGTATATTGGTACTTTGCATTTTTTATCCTATTAATATGTTAATGATACGCTAACGCCAGCAGGTCTAGGAAATACGCCAGAATTATTAATAATGGCGATTTGAACGGCACTTGGTACAAATGTTAAATGATATTGAAATGCCATACCACCTGAATCAATTACATAAGCTGCACCGTAAGGATTTACGCCATCACTTGTTCCAAATTCAGCTTGCAATAAAGCATTGATAGAAGGAATAGATAAATTAGAAATATTTGCAGCAGCTTTAACTAAAATCAATCTACGATATTGAGCATCAGACAAAGCATAAGTTGTTGTTGATGTAGCTCCCAAATAAAATGGAGCTTGATTAAAAGGCTGTGCGCCTGTCGATAAAGTAGGTGTAGTAACTGATTCATCAAAACCAAAATAATTTGACGCATTAATTTGTAAATAGCGTGATACACCTACAATTTGTCCCCAAATATCTAACCCGTTTCCTACCGCAGTTGCAACGTTCCAAATTTGAGTATAAAAATTTGCAATATCAACTGAAGGGTCTATTGCATCATTAAATGATTGTAATATACCAACCAATGTTGGCGAATCAACATATTGACTTAATAAGGTTTCGTTCCAATTTATCATGCTAATGTCACTGCTATATTAGATGCTGTTAATGTTGGAACTTGGTCAATGCCAAGTGATACTGACAATGTGCTAGGACTAGCACTTGCTCCTAAATAAACTTCAATTACGTTTACATTAGGATTAATAGCATTGATATTAGCGTAATAACGACCTGAATAAGAAGTAGAACCAATTGTTACAGCAGTTCCGCCATCTTGCCCATTAAAGGACTGAATAACAGCAGCTTGAACCAATTGAATAATATTAGATGGCAGCAAAGCACTATTTTTAATTTGCACAGCAAAATAAATAGGAGTAGAAGTTGGAGTAAGCCAAGTTACTGTATAAGCTGGTGGAGTTGAATAAGTTGTATCATAAACTGTGTATGATGTATTTCCGTTATAACTTGTTCCAGGAGGTTTTTTACTCCAAATTGCTTGAGCAATTGCTGAAGCAGAACCACCAGCTACGGATACCGTAATAGAATGAGCAGCCATTGAATAATTGGTGCTGCCATAAGTAATTGTGCTTCCTGTAGGATTATCTACTACCAAACACCCAATAACATTAGGAACTTGAGTTACAGCAGCATAAATAGAGCTAAGAGAATTTACTGAATTACCAGCTACAGAAGCAGACCTACGAGCTTCAAATGCAGCTCTTGATTCTACAAGATTACCAAGTGTTCCAGCAGTAGGATTAGTAATTGTATTCCATCCTGCAATTGCAGTATAAATTGTATTTAATGCGCCAGCAGCACAAGCAATTGCGCCTTGAGTTTGATTTTGAAATTGAATAGTGACTGTACCCGTAGATGGTATAGTTGCCGTAGCTGTAGATGAATATAAATAACCGCTAGTATCTTGCGCTACAGAACCAGCAGGAATAATAGTACCAACAGCACCTGTGCAATTACAAGATACCACTGTACCAGCTCCGGGGATTCTAGTAATAAAATAAATTTCACCGATAGCATCTTGCCATATTCCTGAAGCCATTGATGGATTAACTTGATTTGCAATATAAGCAATTTCATTATTTTTCTCACCAATAATAGCCGTTTCAGATTGTGCAATTTGACCTTGAGGAGTTTGTAGTGATGGATTTACGCCACCACCAAAAGCAGCATTAATATCGGCTTGAACTCCTGCTAAAATATCTGTTTCAGCAGGTAATACTGGACTGCCATTTACCCAAGTTATTTGTGGGACATTAGTTGTCATATAGTTTATCCAAAGGCTACGTTGTTAATTACACCATCTGTGTCAATAATTTGTATTTCACCTGACAAAACACGATTAGTAAAAGATGTAAATGTTACTTTAGTTTTTGAAACATTAGGAATAGTAAATGCAGCTTCAGTAATTTTTTGGTCAAAAAATTGTAAAGGTGGAAATTTACCTAAAATATTTTGCCAATATGGAAGCCCTAAAGAATTATCATACCAACACTCACCGACAAACGTTCTAACGGCAGAAGCAACATCTTGAGCAATAGAATAAGGCGCATTAGCAAGAGCAATATTTCCGTTTACATCAAGCACAATATCCCATTGTGACTGGTCAAGCAATAATGTATTTTGAATAATACTCATTATGCAGCCCTTGCAAATTCACCATGATATTTTTCTCTAACTTCATTTGCTACTAATTCAGCCAATTCAAAATCATCAAAATATCCTATATGTTTACTTTTTTTATTAATTCCAATTTGAACTTTCCATTTATTTTTTGGTTTAAACCAATAAACACATTTTGCGCCCGTTGTATTATGTTTTGGCTTTTTCATATTGTAATTATTTTCTGTTTGAGTAGCTTCTCTCAAATTTTCAATTCTATTATCTGTTGTATCGCCATTTACATGGTCAATACATTTAGGACAATATCCATAATGCAATATAAAAATTAATCGGTGAGCGTAGTGCATTTTTTTGTTTATTCTTATTCTGCAATATCCATTGCCATTATCAGAACCAGCCTGTTGTCCTTTTTGCGCTCTTGAATTAACAGTTTTTTTCCAAAATAGCTTGCCTTCATTATAATCAAATAAAGAATTAATTATTGATTGGTCAAGTAATAGAGTATTTTGAATTATTGTCATATATCACCTTACATTGAATTGCTTGGAGTTCCAGTATTTCCACCTTGTGGGTCAGAATGAGTATGGCTATTGTATAGACTACGCATTTGAGCCATTGTGTGAGTATTGGTCGCAGAATTGTCTATAATATCGCCACTTACCTTTAAAAGAGGAGTGTTCATTGTAACATTAGTTGACGAATTTACGATTGCCGTTGGCGCATTTATCGTTACGTTTGTTGGCGAAGTAATTGTTATTCCTGAACTATTAAATTGAACATATTGCGTAGGTGCTGCACCAATAATAGTCATCAAATAAACCATGTCGGACATATCATGTTTACGATTTGAACCAGGGGCTGATACTTTGCTTGAGTTTTGAACTGTTGATATATCTCGGTCACAAACAGAAGCTATTCCAATATCACCAACAACAGGGTCTAAAATAATTCCGTTAGCTCCGCCTTGTATTCTCATATAAGGTACGTTATGAATAATTCCATGCGCCCAAATCTGACCTGAGCCATCTACTGAGCTAACCATTGGTTGAACATCTACAGTTCCAATAGGTGAAACTCCACCTGCGTTAGTCACAGAAATTACTTGAACAGGCATTGACGTTCTAACTCCTGACAATGCTGTCTTGATAATTAATTGTAATCGACCAATTTCAGAAGCATTATCTGCTGAAACGTAATTGGTTTGATAATTAGTTGTTTGCGACATAAGGTGGTGGAGCTAATGTAGTTGTTGTGAACCATGGACCATCGGGCGTTAATGTGCTAATTTCATGAGCAACGCTTTGTATTGCAAATGTTCCGTTCGCTTTAGGAAGTGAAGTTGTTATTTTCATTTGCCTTCCATTAAGAATTTGTGGATTAAATTCAGATTTTATTACAAATCCTGATTCCCAATAAGATGGATAACCAACCATTCCTGTTTGCGGACTCATATCAATAATCATATCATCTCTAAATCCGTTATTTGGAAATATAATTATTGTATTATTTTCAATAACAATTGGTATGCTTGCTGCTAAAGCAACTTGACGCATTTGGTCAACAGCAGAGCCATATACATATTGATTTTGTAAAATTGCGTGTGCGCCATTATTTTGAAAATTTAACCCACATGATTTTGCTAAATTTGCAATAATAACTTCTGCACTTTTTGCACCTTGATAAGTATTTGAAGCTACAGGAGTTCCTTTTTGCAAATATCCAGCAACTGCAGCACAATTAAAAGATATGTTTGGCATATTGCTTAAATCAATATAACTAGACATTAAATTGCCTTGAAAAACTTGCGACAATGCAATATCACCTTGATTCCCAGCACTTACTGTAATTGATTGTTGTTGAACAGCAACTTGATTAGTGCCAATACTTGAATATTCATTCATTTGAGCCAATGTCATGCCGTAAACTTTTAACTGCAATTGACCAAATGCCATTGAACCGCCTGGATTAACAATAGTTGCAGAACATCTCAACCCTTTTAAATTCACAACTTGTGAATTAACTCCACTAAATTGTAAATCAATTTGTCTAACAGCAAATGTCATGATGAATATACCAAAATAAATCTAGTACCAAATCCTGTGTAATAAGGGTCATCTGTGCCTTGAGTATCTACAAAAAACAATTGACCAATAAATCCTAAATAAGATTCTCTTATTAAAGCAACTCTATCTAAACATAGCATTGTATTTAAAATTTGAGTTCCAGCCACGTTCAAATCTAAATATAATCCCGTGCTTTTTTGATAAACATTAATTGTGCATTGTTGAGTGCCAAGCTGAATAGTTAATGTTTGAGATGGAACTTGTGAAAGAGCAATAGATTGGTTCATTGTATAACTCTTTCGCTTAATGAAATTAAATTACCAATACCATTTGTTGTTGATTGAATTGCTTTAACAGAATTTAATAAAGGCACATTATTGTAATTTTCTAAAATAGCCATACCATTTGTAATTTTATTAATATCTCTAGTTATACAACCTATAGCATTAATATTAGCATTTATATTTAAAGGAACTCCATTTAATAATCCACCAATATTAGGACTAATTGAACTTATCTCAGAAGAAAGTTGTGATGATAGTTGTGTTGCTTGTGTAGATAAATTGCTTAAAGGATTTAATTGTCCTGATAATACCGAAGTTAATGGTGATGTTGTAGAAGTTAATGTGCTTTGAACATTTGATAAAGAACTATTCAATCCCGTTATACTAGGTAAATTATCAGTTACAGAAGATAGAAAATCTTGTGGACTAACAATTTGAGCTTCCTGTGTTGCATCTAAATTTACTGGAGAAGTTTGCCCGTTATTTTGAACATAAGCTCCACTTGGCTCTGTAGTTGTTGGAATTGAAGATTGAGCAATTTTAACTTCTTGAAATGATAAAGCGACAATTAATAAAGAAACGCCTTGTTTTGATTCTCTACGATAATCATAATGAATTAAATTACAATTATTATAAGTTGCATTAGGCGTTATAACATTAACTAATGTCAAAGAACTAATTAAATTTTCTATTGCATTTAAAAAATCTTCTTTAGTCATTTGACCTTTTCCGTTACATGAAACTGTAACTTTTACATCAAAAGGCAATGCGACTTTATTGTAACTTGCAAAACTACCGCCTTCTACTGGGTAATTTGGAATTTTACGTTCTTCACGATATTCAAAATCAACAAATGAATCAGGTACAATTGGAACTTCACCGCTATCTAATACAAATCCCCATTGTGTTAATAATGGTGGCAGTGGATTTGTTACGCTAGTTGTTTGAGTGGGTGCTAAAGTAGGAAAACTTGGTGAACGTGGAATTGCAGGAACTCCTGGCAAATTAGGCACATCAGGAAAATTAATTAATGACATTATCTATTTGCTCCCATACCAGCATTAATCATTGATTGATTTTGAATCGCTTGAGGAAGTTCTTTTGCAATTCCATTTGCATCTGTCGCTTGAGTATGAACATTAATATCACCATTAATAGCAACTTGAGTATTGTTAGCTGTTGATGTGTTATTTGTGTGTGCGTTTATACCAGCACCAGTCATATTTGCAGCTTGAATAGCATATTGTTCTCTTTTGCTTGCAGAATTATCATTTGGTCTTTCATAACTTCCCATAATGACATCAGAAGCACCAATTGCAGTATTTTGTTGTTTTAATTTATTTCCAGCATTTTTTTCACTGCCTTGCGTTAATTCATATTGAATAAATGCAGCTTGTTTCATTAAATCAGCTTTTGGGTCATCAATTGCAAATCCAGCCCATTTTTGAAAATCAGCTTGCCTTGATTTGTTCCATTGAGCAATTCCTTTCATGCCACTTGCATTTTTGGCATTTGGGTCTAATTTACTTTCTTGACTTAAATTTCCAATAATTCCAGCAGCTTGTTCTTTAGTCCATCCTTGAGAAACAAAATAGTCCATTAACTGTTTGCTATTTTTTTCTTGTGTTGCTGATTGTTTTTGTGCTTTAGCTGCTTTTCCAGTTACTTCGTTATAGGCTGCAATTGCAACGCCAGCAATAGGCATAGCTCTCGATAATACTTTTTGAACACTTGACATTCCAAGTTTTGATTCAAATTTATCAATAATGTCACTTAATTTTGTAAACCATGTAACAGCATCTTTAGCAAAATCTAATAATTCTTCAAGCCCTGGACCAATAGAAATATATGTTTGGTCTTTTAATCTTCCAAAAGCAGAAGATAAATCCACCATTTTGTCATTAAGTTTACCTGCTTCAATAGTAGCTTGTTCGCTTTTATCATTATACTTATCCATGTCTTTATAAAGACTGTTAAGCGCATCGCCACCTTTAAGCATGGCATTAAATGAAGCATCGTCACCAAATCCTAAAGTTTTGGCTAAATTTTGAGCCTCTCTTGTTCCGAATTTATCTCTAAATTTAATTAAAGCATCAGATATTTTGCCAATATTTGTTATATCTTTATCTTTATCAAGACCCAACATAGAAAACGATTGAGCAAATTCTTGACCACCTTTTCCCATGTGAAAAAGAGCAGCTTGTTCTTGCATTGTTTTCATTGCATTTGTAAATGTTTCAGGCGCAGCTCCAGCTTTTTGAGCCACTTCAGACCATGATTTTAATTGTCTTGCTGATACATTTAATAAACTAGAACTAATACCTAATTGCATATTTGATTTAGTCATATCCATAACAAAAGATTTGACTGCATCAAAAGATAATAAAGCAGTTCCTAATGCAACAATTGAATCTTTAGCTTTTGAAAATTCATCCGCAGTTTGCTTAGCTCCACGTTGAATTACATCATTAGATTTTTTTGCTTGCTCGTCAGTTTTTCGTAGGCTTTCTACAGCCTTTTTTTGAGCGTCATTAAATTTAGAGGTGTCAAGTCCCAGCTCAATTAATAAACTATCAATAACTGTAGCCAAGATTTACTCCTTATTTTTTGTTTGTTATATATGCGTTATGCCTATCAACAGCGTTAATTTCTAACAATATCCACATATCTTCAATTGAATAAACTGTATCTAATTCATGCAAAGTAGCAAGCCTAGAAGATATACAAGTTGCTATCGCTTGCGTTGTGGCTTGATACTCAATGAGCTTTCTTGAGGATTGACTTGCGGATTTAATTCCGAAGTCGATTGGGTTGAATCTAAAAAAAAATCCATGTGTAAATCCCATATAGATTTTCTTAACTGTAATCGAGTTATTACTTCTTCAATATCATCTTCAAATAATTTACGTTTTACATTTACTGATGGAATAATTTGAACGCAATCCATCATTTCATTTAATAAAGGCTCTGCTGCTTCAAATGGAATTTTTAGCAAATTCATATAACCAATCGCTAATAATCCTGACATACCTTGTGCAGCTAAACCTTCGGGTATCTCGATACCAGCATTGCCGATAGCGAGTATTACCCGAAAAGCCCAGTTTTCAGCTTTAGAAGCCGACATTTCGGTAATTAAAAATTGTTTTCCAGTATCTCTACCAGTATCTGCTACAAATGTCGTTTCTTTTCTAGCCATAATTTATTTAGAACCCGTTTTGTGTGCCTACAATTGATTCCCATGTGATTTCATATACTACTGGTTGCAATGTTTTCTTAACAGCAGGAAAAGGTGTCGCTGTTGTTAAGTAACCATTTTTTAGTGTATATGTAACACCTGTGGATTGAAGAACAATTGTACCATCGGCTGTAAAAACGTCAACTGCCGCATCTTGAGCAGCTCGCCAAGCATCAAAAATTTGAACACTTGGACTATCTGCTTGTAGATGAACTGTCATTTTGTATGGAACCCATACTTTACCGCCTGATAAATGCCCATCAACTCCCATAAGAGTTTCTGATTGTTGCACAGCTTCTGATTCAAAAGCATCATCAACAGCAAAGCCTTGAATGTTTGTTGCGCTACCAAATACACCTGCTACCGCAAGTGTTAATACTGAATTTGCCGAGGTTATTGTTGCCATGATTTAATCCTTATTGAATTACGATAGAAGCAAGAGTAATTTGTTGTACGCTTTCACCATCTTGATAGTATAGAGTGATTGGTGGTGATTGACGAGCAGCACGAGTTTGAGCCGTTGCAGGAGCAATATACAACACATAACCTTGTGATTGGATTTGTGGTGCAGCATTGAAACCTAAAGCATATTGGATTTCAGCAGCTTGAGCAGCAGATACTTGAATACCTTTACGAATAGCACCAAAGTTAATTGCAGCGTTGATTGGGTCTAAACAAGCAGCGTTAATCAATGAATAACCTTGAGCATTGTAAGGAATAGAATTTACTGACAACAACAAATCAACCAAAGCTGTTTGTAAGTTTGCGTTTAACCAAATTTGGTTTACATAAGTATCAGCCCATAACCATTTGCCTGAAACTGAGCCTGGAGTAAACCAGTTAGCGTTATTTGCAGGATTGTTAGAACCGTATGCAGCGTAAGTGTTATAGCCGTTAGAAACTACAGCAGCCAAATTAGTTGCATTAGATACCGCGGGAGTTAAACCTGATTGTTGGCAGAAGTCTAAAGTAGTACGACCATTTAACGCATTGAAATTCAATGATGCAGCATAACCAGCAACAAAAGCAGACAATGAATTTGTACCATAAATTGCACAAGTACCAACTAATTGATTTGTTTGCAAATAATTGCCAAAAGTAACTGTATTATTAGCTGTTAAAATGTTAATGTCAGAATCTTGACATACATATAAATAGCGAGGAGCAACAGAATTAGACCAAGTAGCAAATGCTTCTTTTTCTGTAATTGTTGATTCCCATGTTGTAAAGAATGTAGCCCAATTTTGATTAGAAGCAATGATAGTGTTCATAAATGTTGCTGGAACACCAACCGCTTGACCTTGTGACAATACTGCGCCAGTAGCTTGAGTTAGCAATAAACCTGTTGATAAAGTACCTGTTGCATAAGAAATCGTTGCAGTTGCGCCTGTAGTATTAGTTGTAAAAATAAATGCGCTTACTGTTGAGTTCCAAGTAACTGTAAATGGTGGAGTTGTAAATGCAGCTTGAATTGCTGCTGCTGCTGCACTAAAACTTGAAACTGCTGCCA